GTGTTGATGTTAGTCTCATTGCAGCTCTTGCTCTCCCTGTATCAGTAAACTCTTCTGAGACAACTGGTTTCTTAAATATTTCTGACAAATCTTCGGCTACGTTTGTAGACTTATTTAATAATCCAAGAACTGCTGGTAAATCCATATTAGCAGTTTCTGCTATCTGTTTGGCAAAACTTCTCTTCGCTGCGGTTGTTTGTAGAGTCTGATAATCGCCGGAAACTTTTGAAATAGCTTCATATAACATTTGTGCTCTTTCTTCGTCACTCGCTTGCATTGCCCTAAAGGTATCAAATGATCCACCCATAAACGAAAGAACGCGATTTAGCTGTCCACCAGCTTGAAAACCTGTATCTATATCATCAAATTTTTCTATACCTTGCCTAACTTTTTCAATACTTGTACCCATCCTTGTTGCAACCATTTCAAGCTTTTGAAATGAAGCAATAGCCTTTTCTGATCCAAGCACAGAAAATCTATCTATATTTGCATTAAAATCTGTAAATACCTTATTAGCCTGCAAGCCCGTTGTCTGTGCAAATATTGTTAAACTATCAGAAAATTTTTGCGCTTCTCTTGCACCACCAGCCATTGTGTTATTAAACGTACTGAATAATTTTATACTTTGATCTTGAGCTACACCAAATTTTCCATAAAAATTTATAAGAGTACCAAGCTCCTTTCTGTTATTTTCAAATTCTGCGGCTTGTCTTTGTGTTAAAGGAATTGCTCCGCTATATGATTTTAATAATTCCCTATTAACATCAACTAAGTCTTTTAAGCTTATTCCAAGCATACCAGCATCATATTGCTGTTTTCTAATGCTTTCTAAATAAGCTCTGGAGTTTTCACCTTTTCCTAGTTGCGCAAACTCGATATCTAGTGCCTGATATTCTCCTATTTGTACCTTCAAGGCGGTGGTTAGATCTGTTACTGCCTTATTGAGATCCCCTTTCATAAATACCGCTAATTTACTAAAGCTATCTTGTAAACCTTTGGTAACTCCGCCATATTCTAAAAATGCACTACCGAGATTTTTAACTGAGCCTAAAAGATTTCCAACCGCGGTATTTGCACCAAAAGCGCTTTCGCCAACTCCACCTATAGCAGTTGCAAAAGCTCCTGCTTTTAAAGCATCCTCGGAACTAATAAGAGATTGTGGTGATGTACCTGGATTTATTGGTGGAACTGCCATTATTTAACTCCCATACAATAATTACTCTGCTTCTTTGTTTTTGCTATTTTCTTCTAACCATTTATCAAAAAACCATTCTCTTAATTGTACGGGAAGCATGTATATTTCTTCAAAACCCCAATTCATGTGGGTTTTCATGATATATATTTTTTCATAAACAACTTTTAAATATTCATGTGGTATTTTTATATAATCATAATTCGGGCCAAAAAAAGTTTGCCGTGATCGGCACACCTCCCTCGCTTGTATGACCACATTTGCTACAATCAGCAGAATATGTAAAACTTATATCTGGATTTAATTCTGCGTATCTTTTCTTTAGAAATGCAGAATCCATAATTGGCATCGAATTAATAAACGAAACAATAATTTCTTGGCTATCATTTCCATTTATTGAAAGAATCATATATCTATATCTTGTTAATAATGCTTCTGCTGGTAGATTATTTTTAATTCTTTTTTCTAAGACTTGTTCTATTTCTAATTCATCTTCGCCTTTTAAAAACTTTAATTCAACAGTAGCTCCTGATTTTGGTAACTTAAGAAGAAGCGTTCCTTGATCCGTTAATGTAACATCTTCATTTCTTATTTCTTTAATTTTTACATCTTCTAAATTTTTTGTTGTTTTGTTCTCTGTGCCACATTTTTGGCAATAAAAAGCAAAATCATAATCACTACCAAAAGCATTTTTTCTAGCGTTGATAAGGATAGCGTTTTTATCTCCAATTAATAAATCTTTTGCTTTAATTCTTTTATCTACTAACAGCGATTCTATTACTCTATCCAGAGCTAGCCCAGCCTTATTTAAACCTGGCGAAACTAATAAATCTTCTTCTCTTGCTGTCATAAATTTTACTTCTACTTTTTCTATACCATATAGAGGAGAATCTTTTGGGTAATATTTTCCTTCTGATGGTAATTCCACAAAATCAGTTGGAGGTTCATATACTCCTACGGACCTAAAGTTAGCAGTAGATCCGCCAAGACCACTTGGCAAACCAAACTTATTTGAATTATTCATTTATACCTCTTTTAAAATCCAAGTATTCTTTGAACCGAATCTTCTTCAGCATATACGCCTCTGAATCCATAATCAGCCCAATCATAATTTAAGTCTACCTTAACAGTAGAAATAGTTTCACTATCATAAGTTAAATTTGTTGGAGCTACTGAAGTTATAAATGCTCCGTTCAGTCTCCAACAATCATATGCCTCGCCTTCTTCATCTAAAGTTCTTATTTCAACTCTTCCTAAAATAGCACTAAGTTTTTGTTTTGATATTTCTAGAACAGTTCCTTCCTCTGGTTCTCTTGTATATCCAGGATCTCCTGTGTATTTAACTGATCTAATAATAGAATCTTTTGTTGAATAGAAAGAATTTGGAATCAGCACGTCTCTTTTACCTGTCCCTATTCCCATTGGACTTGCGTAATAATCTGAATCATATAACTTTGTCATAAAAAAGCCAATTGTAGAATAGAAAGTATCTTTTTCCAACATTTGTACTACATCGAAAGACACCTTTCCACTCCATTTAACTTTTGTTGGATATGAAAATTCATATTCCAATAAAGAATGTTTAGTAGTTTCTACGGTATAAGTTGGAATAGTTACATTTTTAATTAAAGCAGAATCAATCCCACCTATTCTCAAAATGAATCGATGGGATTGTTGTGCTTGCTTTTTGTTTATTAAAGACGATTTATCAAAAAAGAGAGGCATACTTACCTCCTATTATGCTGGGAACGGAGGAGGATTTCCAGAATCTCCTTCTCTTAATTCTGCCCAGTCATATGTAAATGAAACATCTACTTCAAGTAATTTTTCTTCTGTATAAGAAGCGTTGCCAAATCCAACTTTAGAAATCCAAGGATTGTTTAAAACCCATGTTTCATAAACGACACCTTCTGCATCAATTCTTTGAATCTTTATTTGATTAAATGGAAACTTTGCTTTAGAAATTGTTTTTCTAAAATAGTTTGGACTTGATGCTGATTCGCTAAATGTTGACGGATAAATATAGCCAGCTTTTCTAACATAGTCGGAGAATTTCTTCGCCATATTAATATCAATTGTATCAACCAATTTAACTGTTATATCACCTTCCCACTTTAAACTTCCAGGAAATTTGAATTCATGCCCCAGAAATTTATGTGATCCTCCTTGTCCTATTGTCATCTGGGGAACACCAGTTGACATGACAAAGTAAGAAGGTACATCGTTTAGATACAGAATAAATCTGTGAGATCTTTTTGGATCTAAACCTCTTTTATCATTTGCCCAGAACATTGCTGTGGGTGGCGCTACTGCATTTGGCATAATTAATTATCTCCTATTAAGCTGGGAATTGTGCTCCGGTTCTTGTAATAAAGAAGTCAATTGCGATGAATTCAATTGCTCTTGCTGGCTTGAGGAAGATCTTTGCATACATAATGTTTTGATCAATCAAGTCAGGTGTTGTTGTTGTAGAATCCAAGATTAACTTATAGTCTGTTAGACCAAATCTTGCTTTGACATCTGCTAGGAATGGCTCTGCTTTATCTTTAAAATTATTCCATGTTGCTTCAACATTTGGCTCAAAAAGAATTGATGTTGAAACTTGATTAATTCCTCTCTTAATATATAGCATTAGTCTACGAACATTAATTCTATCAAGAGCACTTGGAGTGGCTTGTAGAGTCTTTTGACCGAAGATTACAATACCTTCATTTGGGAAGGAAGCAATTGGATTTACGTTTAATGGATATAGTTTGTCTCTATCTGATGAAGATAATTTTTTAACTATATTAACAACATTTACACCAGCATTTCCTGTTGATAATCCACCACGATTAAATCCTGCTGGAGCAAACCAAGGTGCTTGTACATTATCTGTGTAAGACATTGCACCTATTGCTGGAACTGACGGTGGAATTGTTACGATTTGACCAGTGTTAGAATCAGATATTTGAACCCAAGGATAGTAAGCTGCACCATAACTTGTATTTAAGTTTCTAGCTTTCATTCTTGCAATTACTTGATCTGGCGTTGCAGTTCTGTCTGTTGATTGTTGCACGTTATCACTAATTTCATATTTGCTTATATATGAAGGAGTTGTTGCTGATGACCCAGCTAAATCTATTACAGCCAAAACATCGCCTCTTTGTTCTGCTAATTGTGTCGCATATAGAGTTAGAGGCTCATGAGTTAATCCGGGAACTGATAATAAGTTACCTTGAACTGATTCAGCATCTCCGACTGTGTCGATTGCTCTTCTGTATGTGTAATATATATAACTATTTTGATCGTTCTTGTTGCTATCAAGAGCAGTATTTCTTAAAGGTTCGCCTTCAACTATATTAAAGCCGTCTGTGCCTCCTTGGAATACTGTGGTAAACGAATTGATGCTATCAATATTTACCAAGTCAGCATAAGTACCGCCACCTCCAGCAGATCCTGTTGCAGTATAAGAAGTTCCTGATGCTTTGGAGCCAGAAGTATAAATAAAGTACTTGTTCTGCCAAGTTGAACCAGTTAATAGAGTTCCGGTCACTTGAATATCGTCCAAGCTAAATGCCCAAGCATAAGAAAGACCACCACCATTTATACCAGTTGCAAAACCATTTCCAGTAACTGGAAGTCTTAATACATCATTTACATCATCATTGTACAAAGATGTAGACGGAGTTCTTGTTGTGGTAGCTCCCCAATCTGCTAATTTATAAGTTGTTAAAGAATCCTCGGTAGAAGATGCTCTTGTTCTCAAGGATGGAAATGCAAATGCAAATGCTTGGTTGTATCCTGCAGCACTTGCTGTAAAATTAGAAGAATTTATAGAAGCAAAACAGCTTGATGTACCAGCTACAAATCCTCCTCCATTTGTTACGGACGGAGAAGAAACAGTATCGTATTTTAGCGGACCTAGAACACCAAATGGAATATTAGCAGGATTTGAAACCGGATTATAATCCGAATACATATCTACTCTAATATATTGTGAATTGTTTGGATAATCTCCGATTTCTGTTAATCTTCTTTCTACATCATCCCAAGAATATTTTGTATTACCAATTCTTCTGGCTATAAAGTTTGGAGAAGAAGGATTTAAATCACAATTAGCAAAACTTTCTAATATTTTCTTGTTTGCATCTGTATCATAGATAGCTCTTACTTCTACATCAA